TAAGTTTCTAACTGACTCGACAATAGGTGGTACTGCTGTTGGTATTTCTGTTACTCTATCTCTGTTCTTTATTGCTAATGACTCTTCACCCTCAGCTTGGTCACCTCTTGCTAATCTATTGACATCACTTTGTTTGAGATACTTTTCTTTTGGATACACACCTCTTGGATCACCAAATCCAAGATTAGAGGCTATCTTTTCTGTAGGTATACCAACCAATGAACCAAGTATGATTGGTTGTTGCATTTCAATACCATCAATGAACATACCAAATACCCAACTACCTTCTACAAGACCTGTTGGACTAAATCCAACGCCACTTATTGATGCGCTAGTAGGAGGCATGACTGGCATTGCCCATGGTAAGTCAGCTGTTGGTATCTCAGTCTTATCTTCTGAATGTACACCATAAACTCTAACTTGGCAACGACCAATATTCAATGGATCGTTTCTATTTTCAACAACACCTATAAAATGTTGTACTGTAATCAATGCTTCAGCTGAATTGAAACTCATGTTTTATCTCCTGGTATACCAGAGTTCTTTATACAAGATAACACAGTACTATGAGATTCACCAGAGTCAAATGATTGTCTCACAGTTGATATCATCCATCTTCCACCAAGTCTATTTGATGAAACTGAAGTTTGCATGTCACCTTTATAAGCAGATTGCTCAGGTATCTGAAGATCAATCATTTCTCCAGGTACCAATGTTATATCACCATTCAATGTGACGTTAAGTTGTTGTGAAAATAAATGATGAGCAAAAGGTATTCTTTGACTAATAATGTGCTCATAGAATTGATTTCTTTTTGTTGTATCTTTAATGATTAGGAACTCGTAAGTATCCTCAACAAACATATCATGAAAGTCATCATCAATAAAAGTAGAGCCATCAGGGTCAATGAACTGATATGCACCTCTTGTCTTTTCTTGGTAGTCAAATGCAATATCTCTGTAAGTCTTACCCACAACATCTAAAGCTCTCGCAGTATTCCTTAGTGAACCAGTTTGACCTAAAAATCCTTGATCTGGAAGTTTCAACTCATCCAATGATTTAATTTTCTTGAGCTCATCAACTGTATTTTCACTAGAGTCATCAACAGGACTCCATCTATAACTTCTAAGTTGTGGCTCTGACTTCAATAGTTCATTCTGATCAAATATAAGTTGTTCAATGTTATGAAAAAAGTAACCATTAATTGTTTCATAAAAAAGAAACATACTACCACCAAACTCAAAGTTATGAGCTCTTCTTCCACACATATCGATAGCTTCAAAAGGACTTCTACCTGGAATAATGAATGAGTTTATTACATTTTGTGTAGGATGTGTCTCAATATTTCTTTTGGTCCACGGTGTTACAGTAGATGACTTAAAGTTTTGAAACTTTTCATTATTAAGTATATATCTGTCCCATATAGTTTTCACAACACCATCATATGTTTTATTAAATGACTGGTTGACACTAACGTATGAATTAAGTAGTGATTCTTTAGTTACACATTCAAGGACTAACATTGCACTTTGTCCTTGAGTTGATAACTCAGCTTCTCTTACAGAACGTAAATGAAACTGCAAATTGATTGGTCTATCTTGTGCATGATCACTTCTAGCTTGTAATATTACAAACTCTTGGCCAAGTATACCCTTTTTGTTGAATCTTGTAAGTAAACCTTCTGCTTCACTTATGGTAAGCGTCATAGTAATAGAACTCTCAAACAAACTCTGTGTTATAACAGCGTTTATGAGTTTTGAGTATAATTCAACCGGGCCAGCCTTGACACTACCATCTTTATTCAAAGCTACAAGATGTAATGTATCAATAACTAACGAGCCAATTTTAGCCATCAAATAACCTATCTAACTGAGTTAGTACTCTATCTACAACAGCAGGAGGTACTAGCTTTATGTGTCTTTTGTTATCATTTACTCTATCAAAATAACTATATGCAGTGACTCCTGTATAGTCACCAGCTGTTATCTCACTATAGAAGCCAGCATGATTATATGTATCAACTGATATTGTTATATCTTTTGTTTGATGTTCATAAAATAGTATTTCAGATTGACTTGCTGCAAGAGATCCATACTTAGCTATCATATGTTGTTCAAACTCTCTTGTTGATAGTGGCCATTCAAAATATGGATCTAGTTTTACATTAGGTAACAAAACTAACCATGCAAGGTTTGGAGTATCATATGCAAAAAATGATACAGTGTCTGGTCTATCACCATCTTCAATTACATAATTGTTAAGACCATACTGCCTTGGAACAATATCCTCGAGCTTATATCCTTTTGTGATATCTCTTATTTGTTGATTCTTGAATGTTGTGAATGGTAATTTATTAAGTGACACTATCTAATCCTCTAAATGCTCCACCTTCAAATTGTCTCTCAGCTCTTTGTGCACCTTCACTTAATCTTAGTCCATCATCATAATCATTAGACAACCATATACTGGTTTCTTGTAAGTTGATTGTTAATCCAACACCAGCTGGATGTCCATTCTCTAAGAATGCTGGACCTTGAGGTGCGTAGTCTACGTTAACATCTGTAATGAAAGCAGGTTTAAAATTTATGTGACTTTGGTTACCATTCAAGGTATGAATACGACAATGTGCTTCTTTAGGATATTTCAATGACAATCCTAAGTTACCGGTTCCTCTCTCAGGTAAAATATCTTTCTTCAAAGTGTTAATCATCTTTTCTATAGTAAGAGTTTCTTCTGCACTTTGTGGCCACAACTGCCAACTAAAGCTATAGTTCTTTAGTTTCACTCCTTTGAAAAATGCAGTAACATGAGGGTTTGGTACTTGACCTAATAATGCTCCACCAATACCAGCTAACCTTGGAAATGCATTTGTTCCAATAACAGATTGTAATATATTAGCAGCATCAGCTGGGTTTGCGTTAGATATTGTTTTTACACCTTGTCCAATAGCCTTTCCAACAATTGATCCAGCTTGTTCTGCATCTGTTGCCGCTCCAAGATCTTTAACAACATCCTCTATAGCTCCTGCAACCTTACCAACAACTGCTCCAAGTTCAACTGTACTATAATCAACACCTTGATTGTCTTGCATCTGATTTGGAACTGGTAAAAAATAATGTCTCTTTACTGTTTCAGTTCTTGTTCTTCCTTGTGTGCCTGTACTACCACCACTAATACCAACGCCTTCACCAGCACCAGCACTACCACTACCACCTTGTCCAGAAGAATTGTATTCAAACTCAACCATTGCCATATGAAAACAATAGTCTGCTGACAAATCAGATGGAAATGAAAATCCTTGATCTGTTGCTCGAAAGCCAGCTTTCTTAGATTTAATAATTTGGTTTTGTGTCTGAGCTCTGGATTGTATTCCAATTGGATTTCTATTACCACCAGCCCCAGATAATATATTCGACATATAAATATTCCTATGAGTTACAAAGGCAAATTCCGTCCACAAAATCCACATAAATATAACGGAGACCCCACTAACATTATTTATAGAAGTTCGTGGGAACTTAAACTTATGATCTATTTAGATGAACATAAGGACATCATTCAATGGGCAAGCGAAGAGTTTTGTATACCATATAAGAGCCCAATTGATGGAAGGATGCACAGATATTTTCCAGATTTCTGGATAAAAAAAAGAAGCGGAAGATGTATACTCATAGAAGTAAAACCATACAAACAAACACAACCACCAGATCCAGCAAACAAAAACAAAACTAAGACTGGAAGAGTAAGCAGAAGATATTTGCAAGAAGTAAAAACATATGGTATCAATGAAGCTAAGTGGAAAGCTGCATATGCTTACTGTAGAGATAGAAAGTGGGACTTTAAAATTATGACAGAGAAAGAATTAGGTCTTTAATGGCAAGTTATATCTTTCAAGACTTACTGTCTCGAGGACCTGCAAGCATGAGAAACAATGTTGCTGATGCAAGAAATTGGTTGTCAGATAATATAAAACAAGTTCAAACAAATAGAATTATGGCTGATAGAGATAGAATGGTTGATAATCCATCTATTGGTCGTATGTATATGTTCCAATATGATCCAAAAACAAAAGACAAACTACCATACTATGATAGATTTCCATTGATATTTCCAGTTGGTAGTGCTCCAGGAGGATTCACAGGTTTGAATCTTCATTACCTTCCTCCACTAGGTAGAGCTAAACTTATGGATGGTTTATGGCCTTTGGTTGATAATGAAAACCTAACTGAGAGAGCTAGATTAAATATTTCATACGACACACTCAAGGGTGCGTCAAGATTAAGATACTTCAAGCCATGTCTGAAAAGGTATCTAAATAACCATGTAAGGTCTCGTTTTGTAACGGTATATCCTGAAGAATGGAATGTTGCTGTGTTTTTACCAACAGAACGATTTGCTAAAGCTAGCAAACAGCAAGTATATAGAGATTCAATTGGTAAGTATTAATGGCTATTACAGATTTAATTAACAGGATAGGAACTGGACTAAGTCAGTTTGAAGGCTTTCTTGGTGTTGGAGCTGATGGTGGTTCAACAAGATTTAATGTAGCAAAGTTAAGATCAGATCTCAATACAATGGGTGGTCTAGCAAGACCTCCTTTGTTTCTCACAACAGTACTACCTCCAAGAGCTCTTATTTCAGAAGGACCACAGCCATTACTTTGTAGTTCAGCAACTCTGCCAGGTAAACAGATTATACCAGTTGATCATAAAAGATTAGGATATGGTACTCTTGATAGAAGAGTATCAGGAGCTGTAATGCCAGATGTTAGCTTGACTTTCTTTGTTGGAACCAATGGAGAACCACTAACATACTTCAATAAATGGTTGGATAACATATTTTATACAGATGCTAGACAAGGAGCAGAAGGTCGTAGTCCTACAAGCAATACACCAACATTCAATATTAGATTTAGATCTCAATATATTTCAACAGTACAGATTGCATGGTTTGACGAAGCACACAATCAGTTTATAGAATATACATTACATGAATGTTTTCCAATGCAAATTGGTGATGTATCATTAGCTTGGGCAGAGAATGACTCATTTGCATCTGTAGCAGTTAACTTTACGTATAGATATTATACACTCAACACTATTCAGATATCTGAAACAGCAGCTGGAGGAGGATTCCTTGGTTTGATAAAGAATGGTCTTGGAGTTGTATCAAGATTAAACAATAGTAGATTACAAGGATTTGGAATTAATGATCTACTCAATCCTAACTTGAGCAATGTCACCAGAACTGGTCTGGCATTAGGAGCTATAAACAACACGTTCAAGTTATTTTAATATGGAGGATACAATATGGGATTACCAGTAATCCAACATCCTACTTTTGGTTTGACAATTCCGTCAACAAAAGAAGAGATAAGATATAGACCATTCTTGGTCAAAGAAGAAAAGATTCTATTGGTTGCACAACAAACAGGACAACCAGATGAGTTTATAAAAGCTATGATACAAGTACTTAACAATTGTACGATGGATTATAGTGTTGATAAGCTAGCAAGTTTTGATATTGAATATATGTTTTTGAAACTCAGAGCTAGCAGCGTTTCCACTCTTGCAAAACTTCAAATATGGGATGAAGAAATAGAAGACTATGTTCCTGTAGAAGTTGATCTTGATAAGGTAGAATGTTCTGGTGATATACCAAATAACATTATAGATGTTAATGATGATATAAAGATTGAGTTAAGACCTCCATCATTTACAGATCTTCTTGTATTAGGTGATAATGACCAAATGTCAGAATCTATTGATATGGTTGCAAGAGTTATCCAAAGAATATATCAAGGAGAAGAAGTATTTGAACTTCAAGACTTCTCTGATGAAGAACAAGCAGATTTTGTTAACTCACTTCCTGCAGAAACATTCCAAAATATACAATCATTCTTAACTGGATTGCCTTCTGTACAAATGGAAGTTGACTATAAAATTAAAAAGAATGGTAAGAATAAAAATAAGAAAACAACACTCAAAGGACTAAATGATTTTTTCTAATTGTGCTGTCCCATACTAATCTACCAAATTACTATCAGACGATGTTTAGTATGGTTCAGCATCATAAATACAGTATAAGTGAACTAGAAAATTGTTATCCTTTTGAACGTGATCTATATGTTGATATGTTATTAGAATACTTAGAATCACAGAAAGAAGAGTAGCATGGCACAAAAAAAGTTACAGAAAGATTCAGAGTACAATAAGTACGATTTAGATGGAGATGGAATTGTGACTGACGAGGAGATGGCTGCTATAGCAAAAATTGAAGAAATAGAAATGCAAGAAGAGAAAGCAGATGCTCAAAGACGCATGGCATGGATTGCTATGGCTGCAATGATCATCTTTACTGTACTTGCAATGATTCCAGGATTCATTCCTGAAACTAGATTAAAATTACTTGGAGACTTGTCAGCTCTATTCTATATTGGTATGGCTGGTGTGGTCGGTGCTTATATGGGTATGACAGCATACATGAGTAAAAAATAATGTCAACTCTTGCTGCAGTTAACGAGACCCTTCTTGATATCAAGGGTCAATTAGTTAGAAACAACACTAAGTTAGATAGAGTTGCTGCAGTAAAACCTATGCCTTCTGGTCCAAAAGATTTGACTGAAAGGGAAAGAACAGGTCAAACTTCTGCAGAAGCAGCAAGAGAAGGACTTAAAGAAAGAGCTGGTGCAAAGCCAACTGGCACTGGTGTTGGAGGTTTAATAGATAAAGTTCCAAGTCCAACAGGTAACAGAGGACTTGACCTCGCAGCATTAGCTGGATTAGCTGGATTGATTGTAGCATTTAGAAAACAGATTGCAGACTTTCTCAAAGGATTCTTTAGTGGTCTAACAAAAGCATTTGAAGAGGA